GCTGGGTATGGTTCCCATTCGACTGCGCAGACGGTTCTCCATCCGAGCAAATGTCCCCCAAGTATTCCTCCACCAGCGCCTGCGAAAAGAGCCAACTCATTCATGCCGCCTTTACCGATCCGCGAAATACAGCTGCTTTAAATTCGTGCGGCAGGGCAAACTGGCTTTCCAAAATGCCTAGTTCTTTGCCTTTAGCCACAATGCCAGGCCATGTCTCATGCCATTCTTTGCCATCGACCACGCCAGGCAGAGTAACTTTTAACTCGTCAGACCAGCGCTCCTGGCGCAGCCAAGTGGCGGGGTAGCATACGAACTGGCCATCATTCTTACGCCATTGGTCCGAGCGCATCTGCTGCCGAATAGCGTCCAATAGTTCTGGCAGCGGCGGCCGGATTCCCTCGGTCTGGACCCATGCTTTACGGGCATCTCCCTTCGCCACACGGCGGGGATAAGTTGTCCAAAATTCTTCAAAGTCTGTCATTTATCCCTCAACCAAATAGCTAGAGCAGCCAAAATAGCAACAACCAACATAAACCAAGAAAAATCCATTAATGACGGGGTTTGGGCAGAATACGAAATCACTCGTCTGCTCTTTCGCGGATGGCTTTGGCAATGTCCTCTTGTTCCATGCCCTCAAACCAAGCCATCTCAGCAACCTTGGCGCATTGTTCGCGCTCGTACTCAGCTGCTTTTTTAATGGATTGGATTAACTGGTCTCTGGCAACTTGCTTAAATTCCTCAAGCATATTGTTTGTAAAGTATTCCAGCTGCGCTTCGGTGGCCGACCAATTTTTTTTAGTCTTAACCATTCCGCATCTAAGTGCCATTTCTTCAAGATCATCGAGGGTCATATTGTTCTCCTTTTGCAGAGAATATATGATTAGGAAATAGTTTGCAAGGTAGTTTTGGGTTTGTCTTTGCTTTTAACATAGGTTACCCAAGGGTGATAGCCATCATCACTTTAGCACCAGCAAGATTAGTAAAACAATCCAGCCTATGCGCCCCATAAGGCAACGATTCATCCTAGCCTAAGTTGTCTATCACCCATGTCTTAGGCTAGTTCCGCAGTCCCTCGTTGACAGGCTGCTCCGGTTATCTGGTGGTGAGCCGATACCGTATCTACTGTTCCGCGCAGCCGATGTAGGCCCATTACTATCGTGCGGAGTACGGTCAGTAGGCAACAAAAAACCCCAAACTCTTGGGTGGTGCGGCCTGGCAGGGCATCCTTGGAATAAGTCCTCTTTAGATCAAATGACCAATTCCAAGCATTTTTCGCACCACCGAAAAATTCGGGGTTGCTGATCTTAAAGAGATTCCAACAAGTGCCACCTTGCTGACCCCTATATATTACCACGGATAGGCAAGTAGGCATACGCCTATTTTTAATAGGCAAGCGCCTATTTTTCTAGTGGTTTACCCTAGTTTTATAGGTATTTTCCCTAATTTTGATAAAAAAACGCATAAATCGGTTGCAAACAGTAAATAAACAGTTTACTATTACTTTACGGTCATTTGATCGGGAAACAAAATCGGAGAGAAAAATGAAATATACAGTACACCAAATCAACTTGTCAGATGACCAATTCAACGCTCATCGTGAGACATATCTCAATACAACATTTCACCCAACTGTAAAAGCAATTTTGACTGCGCAAGATTTGTATAAGCCAGTTGCTGAAATTAAAGCTGGTTCATTAAACGATGTGTTTCGTATTGGCAACATGGGAAATCACCCAGACATCAAAAGAATTGACGAAATGCATTCACTTTCAGTTGGCGATGTAATTGTTGACGAAACAGGCCACGCAGTTTTTGTTGCACCAATCGGTTTTAAATCAGTTCACGCTTGGAACTAATTAACGGGGCTTCGGCCCCATTTATCGGAGAGAAAAAATGAAAAACGGATTTACACCAAAAGAATATGCATACGCAGTTGCAATCGATGCCTTGTACCATGCAATTAAAAATAAGGATCGTGAGATTGATGATGTTACTGAATCAGAGCAAAACAAAGTCATTGATCAAATGAAAAAACTTAGAGAAGTTTTGGCACAAAAATCTAATTTAGACATAACACCAATTTAAACAACCGGGGTTTCGGCCCCATTTATCGAAGAGAATATATGAACCCAATCGACATCCAAATCACCCAAGTAGACCGCCTCGGTTTATTGTTGGCACAAATTGCTGATTTGACCAAAGAGGCAGACAGCATTAAAGACCAAATCAAAGAGGCAGCAACTGCTGGTGGCTTAACCTCTTACGAGGGCAATTTATATCGCGCAACCGTTGTGGCCAGCAATCGCCAGGTTGTGGATTACAAGGGCCTTGTTGCTGACCTGGGCGTTAGCGATGAGCAGCTGCAGATGTTTACTAAAATCACAGCAGTATTTGCAGTAAAAACAGTAAGCCGTTAATAGACCGGAGGGGTTTGCCCCTCCATTTTTGGAGAGAAAAAATGGAAGATACACAAGCATTACATCACCAGCAGCAGCTGGAGCATCAAGAGCAAGCAGCGCAGCCAGCTTATTGCGACTACATCGCTCACATAACCAAAAGAGCCCTTAACGCACCAGACCCTTTAGCCATTGTTTATGGTGCAGGTCGCATTCATTGGGACTTAGGTCCAGAGGGTCAATTTCTTAGCACTAAAAAGCATTTGTTTGTTGTCGATTGCAATGGCCGTCATTACAAAATCACCGTGGAGGAAGTATGACCAAAATTAACCTAGTAGCAAAACATTTAATCAGCAAGAAAAAAATAACCAGTTGGGAGGCAATCGAGCGCTACCACGCCACACGCCTAGCTGACATCATTTTTGACCTTAAGGCAGAGGGTTGGGACATTGTTACCGATATGGTCAAAGAGCCGTCTGGTGTGCGTTACGCAGTCTACCGCTTGATCTCAGTACCACGCAAAAGTCGGGTGTCAGCATGAGAAAAACTAACTTTGAGGCCAATAAATGGCAGCGCAATGTGTTTACTAAAAAAGAATCTCCTTGGATGGAGGCCTTTGCTGCCGTAGGTTTAGTTGTATTTATTTTACTTTTAGCATTTATTTAACGGAGAGAATATGCAAAAAATAGCAACCGCATTAGTCAAAGCGCAAAAAGCCTTTGGGCCTGCGCTCAAATCGTCCACCAATCCACACTTCAAATCAAGGTATGCTGATCTAGCAGCTTGCGTTGAGGCCGTGATTGATGCCTTAAACGACAACGGTATTGCCTTAGTTCAACATTCCCATGAATGTGCAGATGGAATCATCATTGAAACTATTTTTATCCATGAGTCTGGTGAGATGATTTCGGGTGGCAAGCTCCATGTGCCAGCTACCAAACAGGATGCCCAGGGGTACGGTTCGGCCATGACCTATGCTCGGAGATTCAGTTTGCAAGCAGCCTGTGGCATCGCTCCAGTAGACGATGACGGCAACCAAGCATCGCGCCCAGTAAAACCTAAATCTACCCGCACCAAGGCAGAGATTGAGGCCTTGATTACGGCAGCCACATCAACCGACCAGTTAACTGCTACATGGAAAACATTAGCAGCGGACGAGCGGGAAATGGTGCGAGACTTTGCAGCCAAACATCACACCAAATTAAAAGGAGATCAAAATGCGTGAACCAAATCCATTCCAACAAGACGGGACCTGGTGGAATAATCGCCTTGGTAAGTTAACCGGTTCTAGGATGGCTGCGGCCATGAACTTCCTAAAGTCTGGCAAAGAGTCTAGTGAGCGGGAGAACCTACGATACGAGGTGGTGGCCGAGCGCATCACCAACACCTTTGCGGACAAGTACATGACTTCGGATATGCAATGGGGCGTAGACCAGGAGTGCGCCGCTAAAGAGGCCTTTGAAAACCTCACAGGTTTAATGGTTAAGGATGTCGGCTTTATTGACCATCCAAGTATTGATCATTGCGGTGTGAGCCCTGACGGGTTTGTGTCCGATGGCTGCTTGATTGAGATCAAATGCCCCAAGACTAAGACACACATGAAATATGTGGCCAACCAGGCTATTCCACCGGAATACAAACCACAGATGCTTTTGCAGTCAGCTTGTACCGGTAAAGATGTCTGGTTTGTGTCCTATGACCCGCGTATGGGGGAGGGAAAAGACCTATTTATTAAGAAATATGTCCCGACCCCAGAGGAGTTGGCAGAGGTTGAGGCAGCTGCCGAGAAGTTTTTAGCCGAGTGCGATGCTTTATTTGAGTTTTTTAATGATGAATCGAATTATTTTGATAAAGGGAGTTTTTAATGTTAATGATCGGATTAGCCCGCCTGGGCAACGACCCAGAGGTTCGGTTTACACCAGACGGCAAGGCCGTTATGGATTTGTCCTTGGCGTTCTCGTATGGCCGTAAGGTCGATGGTAAGCAGCCAACCCAATGGGTCAATGGGACCATGTGGGGGGATAGATGCGAGAAGTTAAGACCGCACCTCACCAAAGGCCAATTATTGTTTGTCAGCATGACCGAACCCCATGTAGAAACCTATAAGCGCCACGATGGCACCGAGGGCGTTACTTTAAGGGCTAGGGTGGGCGAATTAGAGTTTGCTGGGGCAAAGCCCGATTCGCAGCCACAAACGCCTCAGAGCGCCGGAAAATATCCTTCACGGTCCTATGCGGGTGACATTAACGATGACACGCCATTCTAGGGGGAGACCATGAAAATGATCATAGCCGGTGTTTGTTTACTATTTTTAAGTGGTTGCGGCATCCTGCCCGACAAAAACGCCATGCCAGAGCAGCTGCTGGTAGTCGATGACAAGGTCCATTCGATGAGCCGTCTTGAGGTGGTTACGGCTATTCAAGACTGCCAGGTTGCTAAGACTAGAGCCGTTGTCATTTACGGTAAGCGCAAGGTTGGCGGTATGACCCGCGATATTGTGGTGGATGTCTCATGCGCCCCGCTTTATTAATTGTTGGCGCAGTTTTGTTGGTTTTATGGCATATGGAGGCCGTTCACGATGCGTACCGTGAGGGATTTACAGATGCCATGACCTACGAAAAAAAGAGCCCCACCAAAGAGGCAGGGCAAGAGGGTTTAAAAGAAACCAACGAAATCAATATTTAGTGTATCACGCGTAAGGACGAGTACCGCTGCGATCAATAATCAATGCCTGTTGCCGAGGTTTATCCTCTGGGTTATTAGGGATTGAAATATGGGTCCAGCGGTCAAACTCGCGAATAATCTGGTCGTACCCAAGGCCGGCAGCCATAACAGTCTTGACCACCTCATCTGGGGTCATGCCTGGCACACGAATATCCGCAGCGCAACCAATTCGGTGCTGGCTAGTGTCCTTAGACCCTACCGCGTCATTGACCTGCTTGCAACGAAATGCAGAATTAATCATTACCGGTTTACCGCCTAACGCAGTTTTGACCTGTTCTAAAAACTTAGCCAGGCGGTTTAGGTTAGCCAGTTCATCGGTGTTTGGCGTATTGTCAAATTGCCGGTGGTCGGTGGTAGTCAACTCCTCTAGGCTAAAGTGGAGGGTTAGTGGAGTAATCATTTTTTAATCATTCCTTTCATTTCTTCGGTTTTGTTTTTACTACCCTGGCTGGACCCAAAGTAAAACGATAGAACTTGGCCCGCAGCCGAGGTTATAAAACCAAGGGCAAAAATAACCAGTTGTTGTTGATTGTCTGGGGTATCTACAAACATCAATATCCCAATTAAGAAAAACGCCAATCCTACAACCCCTAGCGCTAAGACGGGGACCACAACCTTATCCAGCTTAGTTGCGTGTTCCGAGGTGGCTACGGCAGCATATGCCTTGCGCGCAGAGTCGCGGTCAGCTGCATCTAGTTTGGCGTACTCTAGGTCTAATTCTTTAAGTTTTAAGGCCATGTCAGGATTGCCGGTAAGAGCCTGGGTGACCCCTTCTACAGTAGCATCATCAATCCCTAACTTGGAGGCAATCCAACCTACGGCAGCGCCACCGGCTGGGCCAGCAACCGCAGTTGCCAACATGGGTGCAACCCC